TATGAGTGCTCCCAGTCCAACTGAGCTCCTCCGGATAGATTATGCCCGGATGGAATAATCAGAGTATCAACCTCATATTGAGTAGCCGCGCCCTGATCCGCTTTAATCGTATGATTCGCGGTAGATGTCCCTTTAAACAGCTTGCCCACATCCCGGTCATACAGGCGATAATCAGGATAATCAGTGTCCTCATTCGTCGTCGTCACCGTCGAATTTTCCAGGATGTTTCGATATAATAAATGTATTGATCCCATTCCGTTATTCCGTAGGGGCGAATAATCATTCGCCCTTATATGTTAAATCGCACTAACCATCGCGCTTTCACCGTATTTAATGCTCCGCGCAATCCCCTCCTCGATGCCCGCTAAATCCATACTTTCCACAGACATCCCCGCGCCCATGCCGGTAGAAGAGGCCAACTGCTGCACTGTTCTCAATTTGCTGATTATTCTATCCAGACCACTGGTCAGGCCGTTATCCATCAGCCTGGCTTGTATATTTATAGGGTTTGCATTAAGTTGAGCAACACCCGCAGATATTCCGCCGAACATCTGGGACAGTTGAGCTTCCCGCGTCTGCATGTTATTGATCAGATTCGCAGTATATGTGCCTGTCATTTCTGCGCTTTGTGCTTGTAATTCAGCTATTTTTGCAAAAACCTCTGCCGCATTATCCGTGACGATAATATCGACCTCAGCGCCGCGTCCCCGAATCTCATTTATTCTGGTCTCTACCTCGCTGATTTTGCCCAGGGCTACATCGGTTTCGGCAGACACATCAAACGCCACATCAGCGCCGCGTATGCCGTCAATACGCTCCTGCAAATCATTTAACCGGCTGACCGCATCACCGGTATTATCTGATATATTAACGGCAATCTCAGCGCCGCGTCCCCGAATCTCATTTATTCTGGTCTCTACCTCGCTGATTTTGCCCAGGGCCGCATCCGTTTCGGCAGTCACATCAAACGCCACATCATTGCCGTGTATGCCGTCAATACGCTCCTGCAGGTCATCGAGACGGGACACGGCACCCGATGAAACGTTGATGTTATTTATCACTCCCAGCGTTTTCAGCTTGTTTTCAATCGCGTCCAGTACATTTGTGGCGCCATTGTCAAACAGCCGAACATCGATGGCAATTTCGCTGCCATCCAGGCCGTCAATTTTTGCCGCTATTTTATCAATCTCGCTGGCTGCATTTTCTTCTTTTTCGCGCAGATCATTTACCAGCTCCTGCGTATGATTTTTCATGACCAGCAGCCAGTCTGCCTGCATGCTCTCGCCTTTGTTCAGCGCCTGTTCCTGCAGAGCGTTAATTTTACTGTACAAATATTTATTTGTGTCTTCAATAGACACACCGGCATCCTGCCAGTCCCTGGCTTTTTTGGCGAGTTTGTTTACCTCTTCACGGTAATATGCATCCGCGCCGAGCCCCATGTCATTGTACATCTCAGCAATGGCGTTTGCCCTGGTATCTGCCTCGGCTTTCTGTATATCAATAAGTTTTTTAATGTTGTCGCTGCTTTTCTTTGCTGCTTTTCCCTGATCCTCAATGTCCTGCACGACTTTTCTTCTGGTCGGCTCCTCTTTTTTCCACATAGAGGTCATAAAATCCCAGGTCTTTGACATCTCTTCAATCCCAAATTCTTTTGCCATCTTTGCATTTTCTTCAACAGATTTTAAGCCATCAGCCAATGATTTAAAATATTTACCATATAGTGGAACCTTGGAAAGTTTATCAATCAACTTGCCCACAACTAGCGTCACTTTTTCGATTATCGTAGAAATGCCCGTCCATACGGTATAAAAAACAAATTCAATCCCCTGTGCTACGTTGAGTAGTACCTTCCCGATTGTTATTGCTGCGTCTTTCCAGCGCGCCTGGTATCTCTGAATCTTTTCCGCGGCTGAATCCTGGCTGTCTCCAACCCTGTCAACAATGTCTTTTCCGGCTTCAAGAGTGGCATTCAAAAACGCCTGTTTTTTCTCTGCCTCTGTTAAACTTGCTGAGGTTTTGCCCAGCTGTTGGGCGTACTTTTCATTTGCCTCTTCAACTTTTACAATAATCCCCAGGTTATCCAGAATCATTCTGCTGCCGCGCCCCACAGCGAGAGTGATGTCTGAATACGCCTGACTTACCGTCTGGCCCGTAATTTTTGATGACGCCCTGGCCACCTCCATAAGTTCTGCCAGTTTGTCTGCCTGGATCCCCAATGTCATGGCAGTACCGGCCTTTTCCATAATCGTCATGGTGTCGATCGTGCCGGCAGAGAGTCTTTTCATGTCCGCTATTATTCTATCCGCGTCGGCCCCGTGCGAAGCGGCCATGTTTCTGAATGCAGTTTCACGCTGCTTAAACTGAGCTGCGGTATTCATAAGATCGTATGCCTTTTTAAGTGCTATAACAGCGGCTCCGATCTCGACCCATGCCGACTTTGCCTTGGCCCAGCCCTGCTTCAGTCCGTCTCCGAATTTACGTGCAGAGACGTCCGCATTTTTGAGGCCCTGATCAGCATTTGTCGAAAACTCGCGCATCTTTTTGGCCGCTGCCTCAGTAGATGCCTCGATTATCAGTTTAACTTTTGCTTCATCAAATGCCATACCATCCTCTCGCTCTCAAATTTCAAATTTCAAATCTCAAATTATTTTTCCTTTTTTACTTCCAACGTGACAGCCCTCACCGTCATAATCATCTGCAACATTTTATTCGGCTGGTCATATATGCCGCCCGCGAACGGCAAAAACCCTCTATCGTAGTGATTCACAAGCTCAAACGCCTCATTTGCCAGGTCCCTGTCAACCATGCCCACAGGACATTCATACACCGGTTTACCGTCTATTTCGTAAACGGGTTCGGTTGGGATGAGCCACTCTGTTTTTTTGATTTTCGGGCAGTGCCTTTGCCTTTGGAGCCCTGCTTTTCTGCACTCGCCGCAGTCGTGGAGCTTGTTTTTGATGCTGAGGGCTGCGGCGATTCGGAGTTTTTTCTGTCGGCCTCTGTCATGTAAGTCTCTGCAGTAATCCGCGTGTACATATCAAGTTTTTCTCCCGGAGTTAACTCATCCGGGTCCACATCACTGGCCATAGCAATAATGTTGTCAAGCGCCTCATCTCGTTCATCGTCGTCCAAATTAGTCAATCCGCCGAGAGTGATACCCTTGTCTTTTTTAAGCATTTTAAGCTCACGACCGATCAAACCCCTCACTTTAATTTTGCTCAAATCCATCTTCTCCTCCATTCCGGGCGGACACAAGGCCCGCCTCTGCAATCTGTATTATGTTTTTACCCGGATGCCCGCCTTTTTTACCATGCGCCCTGAGCCTTGTGCCCTGCGCCCTTTCCGCCTAAGTGAAGGCAATACTTATCTCATCATCACCGGAATTCCGAACCAGGTTCGCGTCAATCTCGCTCGTTGCATAGCCCTTGCGGTCACCCTGCCCGATTTTAGCGTACTGCACCTTGGGCGCTGTAATCGTGCATATATTGCCGGCAGTCGCACCCAGGGTGGCAGAAAGAGCAACCAGTGTGCCTTTCTCCCAGTCATCCCAGAAATCATGTGTCGCAATAAGCACATCCTCAGGGTTTAGTTTTAATTTCATGTTTCTTTTGCCAATAACAGCGCTTAAATACCCCTGCAATGCGTTCGCACTGTCCCTCAATTCAATGGCATTACCGCTTTCAATGCTCAACGCTTCCAAAATCGCGGCGTAACTGTTGATGGAAAGAGATGCGTTTTGAAAAGGCTGCGCCCTGGTCGTCTGGTATGATATTCCTGAGAGCAAAGACGTGTCGCTGTCGGCAATCGATGTGCCCAGAAAATCAAACGCAATAATTCCGGGTTTGCCGGCGTTCAGGGATATGGTAATATTTCCCCTGGCCCCGGCCATCAGATATCTCTTGCCGTCCACATATTTTGCAAGTGTAACGGTTTTCAGGCCGGAGCTGGCCGGGGTGTACGTAACACTCACCCCCGCTGTGGTAGTCTCAAGAAACCCGCAGGCGCGAATTAGTGCGCTGATTTCAGGCGGAGTTCCAGCAGCGCCTGAGCCTTTAAGCTCGCACTCAAACGTCATGCGTGCCATACGGCTGCCGGCCACGCCCGCAAACGGAGATAGCGAACTGGACTGCAGCCCCAGATCTTCAACATCAATGTCCGGGTCAAACTTTATGTTCCGTGCCAGTATTGCGTTTGCAGCAGCAAGAGTCTCAGCTGTGCCCTCCACATCCTCAACTTTTGCGGCCAGTTGCGACCGCGCTTCAATCAATGGTGCCATGTTTTAATCCTCCCTTTGGTAGGTGGCTAAAGGCTCAAGGCTAAAGGCTCAAGGTAAAACCCTGTGCCCTGTGCCATGCGCCCTGCGCCTTAAGTTGTATACGTATATCTCCACTTAATCTCAAACTCACGGCTGAATATTGTCAGATTATTTGTGGCAGCGACACGGCGTATTCGTAATGACCTGCAACTGATAATATCCAGCCCTAAATTTGTAAAATTAAGAGCGCTTAAAACGTCGTTTAACATATCATAAACGCCCTTTTCCCCGGTGATTAACCCCCTGGCTGCGGCAGATGAAGACCTGAAATTTTTATGTGCGCACATCACTGCAAACCGGCCTGCATGATCCAAAACACTGAAGCTTCCCGTATCATCCTCGCCTCCGGCATATGAGACAACAATCGCCGGGTACTGCCTAAGCAGTTTTTCGAGGTCGTCGAGGTTTTCCCAGGGCATTCGATCGAATGTTTTGATATATGCCTTAAGTGTCGTGTCTTCAGATAACTTTTTCACGATCGCGTCTTCAATCTCTTCTATACTGTAGCCCGTGTATCCCATTAATAAATCCCCGTAGGGGCGGGCCTTGCGTCCGCCCGCTCATTCATTTAATTAACTGCCAGCAAATAATCGGCCACCGTCGCCTTTATCTCGGGCCAGTCATCGTCTCTCACACCCAAAAAAGGCCGTTCCGGTATTTCTACGCTGTGTCCGCGACCTGCCATGCCGCCAAACTGATGTATTGCCGCGTAAACAATATTTGTGCCCAGCTCCATCCTGTCCGGATATGCCTGAGGATGCAGAGAGCCCATAAGTATGCGGTTGAATATCAAAATATCTTTGTCGCTTCTCCCACGTTTTGCCCTCTGTCTTCTTGTCGATTCCGCAAGTGGCTTCCAGGGTGTACCATCAGGGGCTCGG